CCGGTGTCGGTGCCGCCGAACCCGGGGCTGACAGAGGCGAGGACGTCGGGTACGGCGCCCTCGGAGATCAGGCTGCACACCGTGGTGGCCTTGATCATGACGCCGTAGTAATGCAGACCGCTGTACGTCGTGGTGTACGACGAGGCGGCCCCGGCGGTGGTCTGCGCGATCGCCAGCGACTTGACCGTGTTCGCCGCCCACGCAGTGGTGGTCTGGTCCGCGGTCCTCGCCAGGGCGACCTTCGCCGAGTTGTGGAGCGTGAACCACCAGTTCGTCGGCACGCTCGCCGCGGTGCCGCCGGACACGAACGCCAGGTTGGAGATGACCTGGCCCTTGGGCAGCCAGACCGGCACCAGGTACAGCGTCCCCGAGGTCGGTGTCGAGGTGGTCCCGCACCGCAGGCGGCTGGTCGTCTCCCACCGGCCCGACGGGCGCAGCGCGTTCTCCAGGCCGCCGAACCCGGAGTCGAACGGGCTGGTGTCCGCGCCGCTGGAGGCGTCGGCGACGGCGCCGAACGTGTTGCCGTACCGCTTCAGCCCGGTGATGGTGGAGGTGATGTTGCACCCGGCGAGGGTGGTGTCCCGGGTGCGGACGTTGCGCAGGAGCGGGCGGACGGTGTTGGTGGACACCTGCACCCCGAATCCGGTCAGCGCGTAGATGTCGCAGTCGTCCACCACGACGTCCGCGCCGTCCCAGATGTGGATGCCGTTCGCCGTCGTGCCCGTGATCGAGGACCGGGCGACCGTGACGTCCGTCGCGGTGGCCGCCGGGGTCGAGCGGGAGTCGACGGTGATCCCCGCGCCGGTGGCTCCGTTGACGTGGGCGATGATCCGGCCGCGGCGGGTGCCGAGGGTGGACACGCCGGTGGCGCCGCAGCCGCGGGCCGTGATGTGGTCGACGTTGTAGTCCTCGACGTCGACCAGGCGCACGGCCGACCCGCCGACGTCGCGGACGGTGATGCCGTCCACTTCCAGGCCCTGGACGTAGCCGGTGTCCTCGCCCTCGATGCGTACGGCTGCTTCGTAGGTGCCGCCCCCGTACATGACGACGTCCTCGACGACGATGTTCCGCAGCGGCTGCGACCCGGCGATGGACGGGGATCCGGCGCCGGCCGGGGTGCGGTGGGCGGCGCTGGAGGAGTCGAGGGTGCGCATGCGCACGCCCGCCCCGCAGTCCTTCAGGGTCAGTCCGGAGACGCGGGAGTCCTGCCAGGTGTAGCCGCCGACAGCCCACTGGGTGAGGCCGTCGCAGTACAGGTCCCGGATGACGATGCCGGTGTGAGGCTTGTCGGGGCTGGCGGAGTGCGAGCCGACGGCGCGCGGCCAGCTGGTGGTGCCGGCAGTGCCGGACGGTCCGACGTGGCAGTCCTCGATCACGATGTCGATGCAGGGGGTGTCGTCGTACGGTCCGAAGCCACCGAAGTAGGCGCTTCCCTTGGCGAGGTCGGGCTGGATGAACTCGCTGAAGTCGCGGCCGCCGGGGTCGAGGTAGCCCAGGCCGCGCACGTTGATGATGCGGCCGTTGTTCACCGCGTTGATCTCGATGCCGTGGTAGCCGCAGACGTCCTTGATCAAGGTGTCGCGGATGGTGACGTTCTCGGCGTGCCCGATGCTGATGCACATGGCGGAGGTGGGGTACGTCGTGGCCCGGGCGTCCCAGGTGCCGCCCTCGATGATGATGTTGCCGTGCCCGGTGTACCCGCCGAAGGTCTGCGAGGCGTCGCCGTTGAGGAGCATGGTGCCGGTCCCGGCTCGCCGGATCACGGCCCCGTCGCAAAGGGTGAGGCGGGTGTTGCGGTAGATCCGCAGCGGCAGGGAGGACGCGTCGTAGGTGCCGGGCGGGACGACGACCCAGCCGCCGTTCGCCGCGGCCGCCGCATTCAGCGCGGCCTGGATCCCGGCCCCGGTAACAGCGGTCGGCAGGTGGATGCCCGCCGTGGTGAACCCGGCGCTGAAGTCGAGCGGTTCACCGCCGACGAGGAGCGTGCCGACGTCGAGGATTCCGGCCACGTCCAGGTCGCCGGTGATGGCGCCGCCGGCCTTGTCGAGCTTGGAGTTCAGGCCTTCGAGGGCGGCGGTGACTGCTTCGCGGCTCGGCTCGTACCAGCGCACCGGGTCCCCGGAGGGGCCGTTGAACTCGTACTCGATCGCGGGGATGCCCTCGACCTTGAAGACTCGGATCGCGCCCGGCGCGTCCGAACCGACCGGGTTGGAGCGGAGGGTGGCGATGGGGGTGGTGCCGTCCTCCTCGAACAGGGCGGTGACGGGGGCGCCGGTCCCGGCGACGCGGACGGCCACGGCGTAGTCGGGGACGACGTCTCCGGTGGTCGTGGCGAGGACGGCGGAGGGGTTTCCGCCGAAGGTGTGCAGCATGACGGGCCTCCTCAGTCGAGCCAGTAGTCGCCGGAGATGTCGACCCAGTCCGTGCCGTCGGTGCCCTGGTACCACCACAGGATGTCCCCGGCCACGCCGTACGCCGACGATGCGCCTGTGTTGAGGACCTCCAGGCGCCCGGCCGCCAGCGTCGTGGTCCCGGCCAGCGAGCACGTCCCGGCCCACGTGCGCAGCTCCACCGGCGGGATCAGTCCGCTCGGTACGGCGCCGAGGTTCACGGCGTTGGCGTCGAGGATCTTGTTGCCGTCCGTGCGCTCGATGCGGCCCTTGAGCCAGACGTGCTTTCCGCCGTCCGTCGCCCGCACACCGAGCGGGACGACGCTCTCTTCGAACCCCGTCTTCAGGGTGATGGTGGACTGCCAGGCCTGCAGCGGGGTGTAGAGCGTGGTCCACGTGTTGGTGCCGGCGACGAGCTTCATCCACGCGGTGCCGTCCTCGGCGATCACCAGCGTCTGCACGGGCGCGGTCGAGAAGCGGGCGTCCCTGTCCGCCTCGTCCTCGACGTGATGCACCAGGTGCGGATCCAGCACCGTGGCAAGGGCCGCGAGATCGCCTGGAACTTGGGGCGCGTCGCCGCCTGCCGGAACCGGCAGCTCGGCGTATCCGATGGTGGGCATGGGGCTCCTAGGAGGCGGAGAAGGTGATCACGATTTGGCCGCCGGTGAACGCGCCGTAGTCGGCGCTGCCGCTGGCGAAAATGGCCAGCCCGCGGGCGCTGCCCGAGGCGAGCTGGCTGCGCCATGACGCCGGCAACGTGGCGACCCCCTTGGCGCCCACGGACAGCCTCAGCAGCTCCTCCGGTCCGTCCTCGAGGTTGAGCTGGCCGGACGGCGCCGAGGTGTGGTCGTGGAGATACAGGTGCATGGGCACCTTGCTGTTGCGGCCGGCGCCGCGCTTGCGCGTGAACTTCACCCGCATGCTGGCCACCGTCTTACCGGAGCAGGCTGAGGCGATCGCGGTCCCGTAGAACCATCCGCCGCGACGGTTGCCTCGGCCGGTCCAGTCGCCCTGGGTGGGGCTGGAGGCGTACTCGTCGGGGCGGCCGTTGCGCCACGACCCGGACTCGTCCGGCGGGATCGTGACGGTCTTCGGCGGCCGGGTCGGCGTCTCGGCCGGCGACGGGTCGGCGCCCGCGATCTGCGCGTACAGCTGGCCGACCCCGTTGGTGTCCTTGCGGGTGTACAGCTGGCTTACGGTCTGCCAGCCGGCCCCGGCCGGGGCGCCGGTGCCCCAGGTGTAGGCGGAGATGGCGATCAGGTCCTGAGCCGCGCTCTTCGCGACCTCGGCGACGGCTACTTCCTCGGTCTCGGCCGGGTCGTCGCCGAGCCGGTAGAGGACGACGGGCTTGGCGCCGACGCGGACCAGGACGACGTCGCCGGCCGCACGGTTGCGGTAGGAGTCCGTGCAGGGCACGTCGGGTACGAGCGTGCCCAGCAGCATGAGGTTGACGCGGCCGTCGTCGGTGACGTCCAGGACGGTGGCCGAGACCTCCCGCTTGCCGGTGCTGGGAGCGCGGGCGAGATGCTCGCCAAGGAGTTCCGCGGCCGTGGCCATTACAGCCTCCTCGCCGTGGTTCGGGTCTCCATCTGCATGGACGAGGCGCCCAGCGTGTAGGACAGGGAGTCGATGAGGTGTCTCTCCCAGACGCCCGGCTCGGTCTCGGCCTCGATGACGTCTCCTGCTTCCAGCGCCGGATTGCAGACGGTGGTCAGGGACAGGCTCGCCTGGACGCCGAGGGAGTTGGCGAGCTTCGCCCGGGCGATGTCGTGGGCCTGGGCGACGGTGGTGATGACCGCGCTGGAGTAGTGCTGCACCCGCAGCCGGACGTGCCACAGCTCCAGTCGCTGAGGGGCGAGCGGGTCACTGACGGGGTCGGGGCCCGCGTAGGTGAGGGAGTTGGGGTCGTCGTCCCAGGCGTAGACCGGGCCGATGGGGATGCTGCCGTCGCCCGAGTCGCCGGTCACGGACCACACGTTGGCCAGGCCCTCGCTGCTCTGCCCGGACTTAGGTTCGACGAGGACGCCGCCCGGGCCTCGGCCGACGCGCCAGACCACCGGGTCGTCGAGGGTGGGCATGGGGCCGACGGTGATGACGCCGCGCGCGTCGGCCCAGATCTCTGCGGCCAGTGCCTCCACGATGCCGGTGGCGGTGCCGTTGGAGTCGGTGCCAGAGGACAGCACAGCCCAACGGTCGCCCTCGGCCAGGATCTGCGGGATGAGCTGGTCTCCGTTGACGCCGGTGCGCCAGGAGACGGGCACGCCGGGCAGTGCCTCGCCGACGAGCTGCTCCACCAGGTCGCGGGCGCCGGCGGGGCCGAGGGCGCGTGCGGTGGGCAGGCCTGCGTCGCGGATCTCGTCCTCGAGGCCGGACAGCTCCACGGCCAGGCCGGTCCTGGTCTTCTCGGGGCGCTCGACGGTGTAGCGGCCGGCGGGGAACCAGACGGGCTCGGAGCGCGGCAGCTGAATGCCCTGCCACAGGCGGACGTTGGTGGAGATGCAGTTGATGCCGGCCGGGCCCTCGGCGACACCGGTGAGGGTGGCCGAGCCGGTGTAGCGGGTCTCCGCGGTACGGTCCGCGGTGATGGAGGCGCTGCCCGCGTGCAGGCCGCACTCGGCCCAGTTGCGGCCGCCGTCGTTGGACCACTCCGCCCGTACGGGGCGGCGCAGCGCGGTGGGGAGCGCCTTCAGGGCGGCGGCCGTGATCGGCAGCATCAGAGCAGTCCCCTCACGGCCAGGGCCCGGTAGGTGGGGTAGGCGGAGGCCACCGCGTCGTAGGTGGCCAGCTGTGCGGCGAGCGCGTCGTAGGACCAGCCCGGCATGCGCATCGGCTGGCCGGTGGTGTCCGGCCGTGCGACCTGGATCAGTGAGGCCGCGTACGAGCGGGACTCGCGCGGCAGTCCGTCCATGGCCTGCTCGATGTCGCCGAACAGCACGTACTGGTCGGGGCGGTGTGAGCCGGGGCCGGTCTGCAGGAGCCGTACGCCCGGTGTGGTCAGGAGCGTCTCCAGGGACTCGATGGCGCCGCCGTCGGCGTCGATGACGATGTCGGAGGAGCTGGAGGTGTAGGCGCCCTGTGCTGTTGCCGGGTACCGGCTGTCCTCGATGGGCGAGGAGTCGATGGTGGCGCCCCAGGTGAGGGAGGGCCAGGAGCGTACGACGACCCGGGCGGAGAGGCCCGGGTCGTCGATGCTCTTGATCCACACGTCGGCGGGCTGGCTGGGTTCCGGCACGGTCACCGCCAACGATGAGGCGGGCCCCCAGGTCCCGTCCGCGTACAGGGGCCGTGCGGTGTAGACGACGCCGACGCCGAGGGGCGCCTCGTGGTCGTAGGCGGTGCCGATGCCGGCCAGCGCCCAGGCCAGGTCGGCCGAGCGGACGGGGACGGGTGCGTCGGCTCCGGGGTCCTGGCGGGTGATCAGGACCTGGAGGACGTCGGCGGCCCCGGCCAGGGGCGTGCTGGCCGTGTAGTCCACGGCCAGCACCACCCCTGCCCAGGGGGCGTCGACGGCGGCCGACAGCCAGCCGTCCGGTGACACGACCGTCTCCGGCGGTGTCACCGGCGGCGCGGACGGATCAACGATCATCGGCACGGCTGGCTCATCCCTTCTTCCCTGCGCGGTTGCGGCGCCGGACCGTGGTCAGGGCGTCGCTGACCCGGCCGTCGGCCACTTCCTCCAGGAACGCGTCGAACTCCCGGTCGCGTACGGCGAGCCGCAGCCGCTGCCCCGCCATGCCGGCCCCGCCGGCGACGGAGGCGCCCAGCGATCCGGACAGGGCCGGGGCGTTGGGGATGGCGACCAGGGAGGCCATGGCGTCCAGGAGCTTGGGGCGCTCGCGGTCGACGCCGACGAGCAGGCCGCGCACCGTGTTGATCCCGTCGGGGATCAGCTTGCGTGCGGGGCTGTTGATCCCGAGAGCCGCGCGGAGAGCCTTCTGCATGCTCTTCGCGATCGAGATCATGGCCTGCTCGATGGCCTTCTTCTGCTTCTTCAGCCCGGCGACCAGGCCCTTGGCGGCCTGCACGCCGGAGTCGTACATGGCGTCGGCGACCGTGTTGCCGGTCTTGGACGCCGCGGCCGACAGCTGCTTCTGCAGCTTGTTAATCTCCCGTAGCTGGGCGTCGGAGGCGCCGGAGAGGGCGGCGGCCGCCGCCCCGCCCTGCTCGACGCCGGCCTGGCCGAGCTGGTCCAGGAGGTCGGCGCGCAGGCCGCGTTTACGCAGCCGGGCGATCTGGTTGGCGAAGTCCTGCGCGGCCTTGAGCTGGGCGCGCAGCTGTTCGGCGATGGACTGTGCGGTGGTCGGGCCGCCGGTGACCGCCTTGGTGATGTCGGCTTCGGAGAGGATGCCCTCGCGGATCTTCTTCGCGTTGGCGTCCCGTTCCTTGGCCAGGGACTTCAGTTTCTTCTCGGCGGCCGCGAGATCCTTGATCACCCTGTCGCGCTGGGTGACCAGGCGGGACAGTTCGGCGGTGGCTTTCTTGAGGGTCTTGCCGTAGCCGGACTTCACGTTGGCAGGCAGGGCCCTGGTGATGGTCTCCAGCCGCTGCCTGAGTCGCGCGGTGGTGCCGTCGATGCCTCGGATGAAGCCTTCGATCAGCAGCCGTCCGGCGGGGGTGAGGATCCGCGCGTCCTTCTTCGCGGGTCCCTTCCAGTCAGGGAGCTGGCTGGTCAGGCCGCTGAGGGTGGACCGGACGGCGCCGATCTTCGACTGGATGCCGGAGATGAAGCCGGAGATCAGGCTCGCGCCCGCGGAGGCCAGGACACCGCCCAGGCCTCCCAGAGCGGCGGCCGCCATCCCGGGGATCTGCCGGACGACGGCAATGGCCTGACTGCCGGCGGCCCGCAGTGCGCCGAGCAGGGCCCGGCCTGCGGAGGTCGCCGCGCCGGCCAGCAGCCCGGGCAGGGATCCCAGGGCGCTGGCGGCCTGTCCCGGCAGGGCGAGGAAGACCGCGAGTGCCTGCTGGGCGCTGGAGGCGATCGACGCGACGAACGAGGCGAGGGCCCCGGCGATGGCGCCGGGCAGGCTGCTGATCCACGAGACGATCCCGTTGACCATGTCGGGGATGATCGAGTGGCCGACGAGCAGGTTGTACAGCCATGTGAAGGCGCTCGCGATGGCCCCTGTCACGTAGGTCACGGCGTCGATTGCGGGCTGCAGCTTCTCCCGCATGCCGGTGATGAAGTCGATCAGCCCGGACAGGGCCGGGATCACGACGTTCGTGATCACCCCGGTGGCGAGCCGGATGAGGATGGACGCGAACTGGGCCAGCGGCGGGATCAGGGGCAGGATCGCGGGCAGCAGCTGGCCGGCGAGCTGCGCTCCGAGCAAGGTGATCTTGGGCAGCAGGGGGGCCAGCTGCGTCAGGATCTCCCCTACGGACTCGCCGAGTTGCAGGAGAACGGGAGTCAACTGCGGTACGACGGGAAGCAGTTGACGCAGCATGCTCAGGAACTGCGTGGCCCCCTGCGTGACGAGCTGGACCAGGACCTCGCTCAGTCCCTCGACGATGGGCTGCAGGGTGGGGCCGAGGACATCCGCGACCTGCTGGACAACAGGGGCAAGTGAGGTGAAAATGCGCGTCGCGGCGGCAAGGAGGGGCTGGAGGGCGGGCAGCAGTGAGGCCGCGAGTTCACCGACGACGGGCAGGAGCGGGGCAGCGGCGGTGACCAGGGCGGCAACGGCGCCGGCCGCTTCGGCAAGGACGGGACCGAGCGCCTTGATCACGGGCTGCAAGGCGCTGCCCAAGGATTTGATCAGGAGCTGGGCGGGCGGTCCGAGCTGGGTCAGGACGGGTCCGAGGGCGGACAGGGCCTGACCGATCAGCGGGGCCGCGGTGCGGCCCAGCTGGGCCATGGTCTCGAACAGGGCGCTCAGGGCGTCCTGGACGCCCTTGGTGGCGGTGACCTTGGTCAGCTCGCCGGTGACGTCCTGCAGGATCCCCAGGAAGCCGCCGCCCGCCTCGGCGGCGGGCCCGAACACGTTCTTGAAGATGGTGCCGACGTTGCCGAGAACGTCGAAGAGCTGGCCCGCCAGGGCGACCGCTTGGTCGATGGCGGCCGTCAGCTTGCCCGACTCCAGCCCGGCGCTGATCTTGTCGGCGAGGCGGCTGGCCGCGCCGCCTGCGGACTTGGTGAGCCGGTCGAAGGCGGGGGCTGCCGCGACGCCGATCTGCGTCAGGCCGGTCACGAACTGGCCGGGGATCTTCGACAGGTTGGACAGGCCCTTGTTCGCCCCGGCCAGGGCCTTGCCGAGCTGCCCGCTGGAGGCGAGCTGGCGGGCGGCGCCGAGGACCCCGGTGCCCATGGCGTTCAGGGCGCCGGCCGTGCCGACCAGGCCCCGCTTCAGGACGGGCAGCGCGACCTTCCCCGCGGCCGTGACCTGCTTGCCGAGGTTGTCGAACAGCCGCTCCTGCACGGCCTTGCGGAAGGCGGTGAACTGGGGTGCCGCCCCCTTGAGCGCCACGACGAACGACCGTGCGTTCGGCGTCAGCTTGGCGAGCGACTCCTGGTACTTCTCCGCGTTCGCCGGGTCGAAAGCGTTCTTGAGGGCGTCCCCGACACCGGTGGTACCGATCTTGAGGGCGGCGGCGGCCGTGACCAGGGACAGCACGGCGGTGGCGCCGACGGCGGCCGCGGGCGCCATCTGCGCGATGGAGGAGACCAGCGATGCCACCGACGGCAGCGCCGACGCCGCGGACGCGGCGATCGCTGCGAAGCGGCCGGGCAGCAGCGCCAGGCCGCCGCCCCCGCCCAGGCCACCGCCGCCCCCGCCCCCGGCGGCGTTGCCGATGCCGTTGAGGGTGCGCTGGATCTGGTCCGTGGCCCGCCGGTCGATGTCGACCGTGATGTGGAAGCGGTGCCGGGACAGCTCCGCCTGCAGGCGCCGGATCTCGGCCCGGGTGATGTGGATGCTGACCGGCACCCGCAGCGTGCTCGAGCGCAGCTGCCGCTGCAGCGTGCGGACCTGGCCCGAGGTGAGGTCCAGGCGCACCGGCATCCGCACGGCGTTGCGGGCCAGCCGCCGCCGCAGCTGCAGCAGGGCGATACGCGAGACGGTCAGCGTCGCCTCGATCTGGACGGTTCGCCCGCGCAGCTGTGCCTGGGCGGCGGCGAGTGAGCCCTGGCTGACGTCCAGGTCGACGGGGACGCGCACTCGCTGCCTCGCGGCGGTGACGGCCGCCTGCAGCGTGGCCTGGAAGCGGCGCATATCGGGGGTGACCTCGACCTGGGCCCGGACCGAGGAGAGACGAGCGCGCAGGTCGCTGGCGAAGTCGCCCATGTCCGGACGGACAGGCAGCTCCACCTGCACCCGCCGCCGCACGGTGGCGGCAGCGGCCTGCAGCGTGGACTCGAAGCGGCGGACATCGGGGGTGACCGGCACCTCGACCTGGGCGCTGACCGCGGCGAGGCGTGTCTGCAGCTCCCGGGCGAAGCCGGTCATGTCCGGAACGGCCTGGACCTTGACGCGAGCGCGCTGCTCGATCCGGTCGAGGTATGCCTGCAGGCTGGTGGCGAAGCGGGACGTGTCCGGGAGGACGCGTGCGGCCAGCCGTGCAATTTCGCGACCGCCCGGACCAGCCACCGCGATCACCTGCCTTTCGTGATCGCTTTCTTCACCGTCCCGCGGTACTTCGCCGGCAGGGGCCGGGCGAGGGGGTGCGAGGACAGGTCCAGCTGTCTGGTGGTGCGCGCCTGCGCCGCGAGGCCGCCCGGCCGCTGCACGCGGGCGGGCCGCTTGACGCTCTTGCGGCTGGCGGCCGACGCGGTGACCCACGCGGTGTCGTGAGAGGCGTCGACCTGGGCGGCTGCCAGGTAGGCGGCGATGGACCAGCCCCGGTGCTGGCGCCCTCCGCGCAGCTCCGCCTGGAGCGCGGAGTCGTCGGGGATGTGCTCGACCAGCTCGTAGACGGCCCGCGGGGACAGGGTGCCGCGCCACACCTCCAGCAGGTCACGCTGGTAGAAGTGGGCGAGGTCGGCGCGAAGCGCCCCCGCGCGGCCCTCACGGATCAACTGGGCGAGCCAGCGGCTTCCGGGAGTTCGGTCTCCGCCTGCCACCTCTCCATCACCAGGAGCAGCAGCGCGAGGTCCCATTCGTCGACGACGGGCTTGAGGGCCGCGGGGTTGTCGCAGACGAGGAGCAGCAGGTCGCGCACCACTCGCTTCTGCTTCTCGAGCTGGTCGGCGGTGCTGTCGCTGTCGTCGGTCTTGATCGAGTCG